GTACACGGAGACACGGCATAACGCACCATCCCCTTCCGAGGGCTGCTAGGTGCATCCTCAGCCACTTGGGGTGCTGCGTCAGCTATAGATTTTACGGATGCCTCAATCTCTCTGAGCTCATCTTGGATGAAGTTCTTGAAGCTAGCCTCTAGGGCTGGTGTGGGTCGCCTAGTGTAGACCCTAGTGAGAATGTTGAGCTTATCTGACAAAGACATGGTCAACGCCTCCCAGTGGCTACAACCTCGACGTCCATGCCTGACAGGGTGAAGTCTTTAATCTCTGAGGTCTGCACCTTGTAGCTTAGGTATCGACCACTGATGCGAGTATCCACCTTGTACTCAGTTGAGCTATCGAAAGTCACCGGGGCCTCATAGAGAGGGACGTTGGGTGGTAAGTCGGCAGCACCAAAGGTGAAGTCAAAGAACTTGTCAGTGGATGGCGTGGATATCTGAGGATAAAGCCTCTTGATAATCTTGTAGCTACTCAAGGGAAGCTGGGCTTCTTGGTCTAGGTCAATACCTGTGCGCTCTAGATAGACAGGTTTGTTGACCTCGGTGGTCTCAGGTAAGTTCAAGGATCCAGAGTCTACTAGGTCGAGGCCTAAGAGACGGGGGCTGGTGATGCCAGCGGCGGTGTCCTTCTTAGAGACCATGACTGGGTATCTGGTGAACTTGGATTCCTGAGCGTGATAGGTGCCGCCCGTGCTATCATATGTTAACCCTGTGGTGGCATAGGTAGCCACGGCATCCAGGTTAGCTAGGGATCCTGAGGTTACATTAGGTAGATCCACGAAGGACCATGTGTCTGATCTGTAGTTATAGACAGCTGCCCTGTTGCAGCCACTTACGTCATCATAGACAGCTAGGTCATCACCTGTGTGGTAACAGAAGTAGATCTCTTCTAGGTCGGCCACATGCATAACAAAGCACGCCTCTTGTAGAGACATATCGATACCATTGAAGATGTAGTCTCGGACACGGTTGTCACAGATGGATTGCCTGGTGATGCCATCGTTCATGTAGATGTCATCTGTATCAAAGACGAAATGTTTACCTTCGACCTCTAGGATGCAGTTCTGGTTAATTACACCAGCATCATCAAAGACCTTGCGGAAGTTAAATATGAAGGTGCCACCTACGAACTCCATGAGCCACACTTGGTCACTAGAGTAGATCAGGAAGTTGGAACCTAGGGTGGCCCCGTCAACGATGGGGGTCCTAAGCTGCACAAGATCATTGAAGCCTGCAGACTTGGTGGTGTCTGTAGCATCCCAAGACCCGGGGACCTGGTTGGCTAAGGTGATATCTGAGAAGCGCACGCGGTTGGGGTAGCTGGTGCTTCCCTCGGTTAGACCTAAAGCTAACATGAAGTCACCAAAGGATCTTAGGGAGCTAGTGCGCCAGGTGCTATCCCAGTTGGCTAGGGTACTAAAGTTACTGGCGGTAGGGGTTCTAGCGATTGGCACTCTAGAGGGCCTGTTGAGGTACTCTACTGAGGCTAAGGTGGTGCCGGTGACTGGGGCGGGGGATGCAGACTGGGTGTCTGTGTGTACTGAAGAAACAGCACCGTTAGAGAACTCATCCACTGAGAAGTCTTGGTTGACTATAAGCACTGTGTCGAAGGTGCCCGGGTTGGTAAGACCAAAGACAAAGGAGGGGACCTTGGTGCTGGAGCTAGTGTAGTCATATGCAGTCCTGAAGACTGGTGATCTCTCTACGTTGCCATCTGAGAACCTGACGTTCTTAGCTCTAGTGAAGGCATTAAACGGGAGGTTGAAGGGGTCAACGTCAGTGATTACCCCTGCAGAGCCTAGGTTTCTAATGGGGAGCAGGGGCATCTCTAGCGCCCTAGTGCGATGTATTGGAAAACAAAGGTGCCTGAGTATCCGTTGTCCCGGTCTGCAACAAAGCTTGTACGGCTTACGCTTTCAGTAAGTACTTCACCTCCGACTATACAAACGAAGCACTCACTATTGAATGCTGAAGTGAAGTTAACCGTTTGGTTGCCATCTGTACTGCTTGAGAATGAACCATAGCGGATCTGGAGACCTCCGGAACCATCCGTCCAGGCCTTATTAGAAGTGCTAAGGGTGTTTCCACTTGGGATAGACAGTGCCTTAGAGCCAATGCTGGTGACATGCCCGTAGGTGTCCACTGATATGTCTTGGATCACAGTGTTGCCGCTATTGTTCACGCTGCCTTGGGAGGAGGTGTTTGAGTGACTGATGGTGCGATTGGAAGCCAAGGATCCACCACCATCGAGGCCACCGCCTGCACTGATGGTTCTGGATGTGGGCGCTTTAGCGTTCAGCTGTGTCTGGATGTTACTAGTGACACCATCAGTACGGTTGAGCTCAGTGGTACTGGCAGTAATACCATCCATTCTATTGAGTTCTGTAGCTGACGCAGTGACCCCGTCTAACCTATTGAGTTCTGTGGTGGACGCAGTGAGACCATCGAGCTTCGCTAGCTCTGTGGAGGTTACTGAAGACACAGCTACCTTGCCTGAGCCATTGGATATCAAGGCACGGTTAGCAGTCAGGTTGGTATTATCAATGGTGGTAGCTGCACCAGTTATCGTGGGCTGCTTAGAGTTAATCTGGGTCTGTATGGCACTGGTAACCCCGTCCACATGGTTTATCTCTGCAGTGGTAGCAGTGACACCATCTAACTTGTTGAGCTCTGCAGTAGACGCAGTTAGGCCATCGACCTTGTTGAGCTCGGTGGTGGACGCAGTAAGACCATCTAACTTGTTGAGCTCTGCAGTGGTTACTGTGGCTCCATCCAAGATGTTAAGTTCAGCTTGGGTGCCAGTGACTGCCCCAGTGATGTTGGGGAGAGTAGCCTTGATAGTACTCTTGACTAGACGGATGTGGTCATCAGCCTGGGCGAGACCATCGGTAGCTACTGGATTGCTAGAGTTGAGGTCACTGATGTAAGTGCCGGTTTCTAAGGCCATACTGGTGTCCTATCTATGGTTTTCTGTGGTGTCCTAGGTGTCTTAGGTAGACCTAGGTGGGGCCCCAGGGTCTACTGGAACGCGTAAGAACCAGAAGATACCTAGGTGGACCTAGGTGGGGCTAGGTTATGCGATGTGGAGCCATGCGCCATACCCCAGCCACGCTAGCTCAACACTGGTGAGGCGTAGGCGGGTAGACCCCATGTCATCCGGGGGTCCCCAATAGAGGTTCAGGGATGGGAAGACATGGATGCAGTTGTCTAGGTCGGGGGTGATGACGCTTAGGTACATGCTGGGGGACCTTTGTTTTCTCAGGTGGAGCCTCTGTTAACTGAGGTGGGACAACAACAACAACAACGAAGGTCTTTAACGGACTTTTGAAATCTATTGATTGATTTGGGTACTGGGGGCCACAAAAGCTGGGCATGGGACCCGCGAAAGCACTGAGACATTCCTAAGTCATTGATATCATTAGATGCATAGGTCAACGGATACACTATCTGATGACATAGGGTTGGGATGACGGAAGAATTGTTAGGCTAACATAGTGAATCTTAAAGACAAATCGGGACATTAGTCATTAGGACATTAGCGCCACCTCAGTCACACATTAGCGCCACCTCAGTCACACATTAGCGCCACCTCAGTCTACCTCAGTCTACCTCAGTTGATCCACGGAAGACCAAACCACCCTGGGAGAAGACAGGAGACAGTCTGGGAGGGGACTGCAGTGTCAAGGGGTTTGGTCATCGGTAGATCACAGGTTGTCGGCACTAGTGTCTTCCTTCGTATAGGGGTCTCTTAGTACTTAGGTGTCTAAAGGTGACTAAAGAGGCATCGGATACACAGGGTAAGGCATCGGATAAGGGGCATATAGTGAACATCGGTTATCATGTGATTAAATACCTTGATAACCATAGAACTAAGGCCTATGTGCCAGTCAGTAGGGACTTAGGTCCTAGGTTGGTGCGGGAGAGCTAACCTTAACTCCGGTTTAGTGTTACCCCCGCACCAGCTGCTTACACTGTGTTACTCACATGTCCTCTGGCCTGTCTGTGGGTCGTAGTAGCAGGCCTCAGCACCCTCAGCACCACCGATGTCAGTACCTGTGTCTTCCTCAGCCTGTGGTTCAGCTGTATCCTCACTGGTTGATGCATTGAGGATACCGTAGCGTTTACCTGATGCTCTGAAGGTTGTGCAGCCGCTAGCACCGCCATCATAGGCTTGCATGTAGACGTCCTTGAACTGTTCCCAGGTTACATCAGCACCTACGTTGCATGTCTTACTGCAGGCAGAGTCCACGTAGTGTGATGCTAGGTTGAGCACTGCCACATGGTCAAACACAGAGAGGTCATCGGCCTTCTCACCCTTGATACCATGAACCCGGTAAGCGTAGTCTTCTACTCGTTCTATCCTAGGTCCATCAAAGGTTTGGATTGTGCGGTCGTAGTAGTGACTGAAGACTGGCTCAATACCAGAGGACACATTGTCAGCTGATAGACTGATGGTCCCGGTTGGTGCTACAGACAACAGATGACTGTTGCGGATCCCATGCATACCGATGGCTGCTTGGATGTGGTCTGGGAGTGTCTTGACGAAGTTAGACTCCAGATACTTGACGTTGTCATAGAGCGGGAAGCTACCCTTCTCAGCTGAGAGTGCCACCGATGCCATGTAGCATTGGTCTCTGATGATAGCCATAACTTCACCCAGCTTAGACAAGAAGCCCTCAGATCCATACTTCAGACCCAGCGTCTCTAGAGCATTAGCTACCCCGGTCACACCTAGGCCCATCCTGCGTTTATCTTTAGCTTCCTTCTCTTGGGCTGGCATCGGGTACACTGCACGGTCCACTACGTTATCCATAGCTCTCACCACTGCAGGGATGTCTGCAGACAGCTGCTTAAGATCTAAGGAGAACTCATCGGTGTAGGGGTCTTGTCTGATGTACTTGGTCAGGTTGAATGACCCCAGCAAGCAGGCGCCGTTAGGTGGCAGTGGTTGCTCACCACATGGGTTGGTGGCTGCTATGGTCTCACAGTACCAAAGGTTGTTCTTCTGGTTGATACGGTCGATGAACAGGATACCTGGCTCTGCCCAGTCCCATGTAGACCTGAGGATATCATCCCAGAGGGCTCTGGCATCCACTGTCTTATACACTTGGCCTTCAAAGGTAAGATCAAAGAAGTCACCAGTCTTAACTGCATTCATGAAGGCATCAGTAACCCCGACACTGATGTTAAACCCTGTCAGTGTGGTGCTGTTGTTCTTAGCCCTGATGAACTCCTCGATGTCCGGGTGGTCTACACGTAAGACACCCATTTGAGCTCCTCTACGGTGCCCAGCGCTGGCTATAGTCTGACAGACAGCGTCAAAGATACCCATGAAGCTGATAGGGCCTGATGACTTACTGTCGAGGCTTTTGATCAGGGCACCACGGGGTCGTAGGGTGCTGAAGTCGTAGCCTATGCCACCCCCAAGCTGCATGGTTCTAGCTGCGTTGGTAGCAGCCGCCATGATGCCTTCCATGCTGTCTTCTATAGTGGGAGACACAAAGCAGTTGTAAGGCGTCACGGTCCTGGGTGCGCCCATAGCACTTTGTACCCTGCCAGCTGGTAGGAAGCGCTGGTTGTACAGTATGTTTCTGAAGGTATCAAAGTGATCGTCATCGTCCTTGAGGGCATTGGCTACCCTTGTCATGGCCTCTTTGAAGCTCTCGCCTACTGAGCGATACTTCATCTTATGTATTTCTTCTGAGATTGGCAGGGCTGGGCCAAAGTCGTTCTTCATGTCATTCATTGGGGTTATTACCTTCAAGCATATTGATACGCATCTCGCAGTAACGGATGCACTTCTCTAGATCTGTGATTTCG